CTTTCAATGAGATCGCCGATCTGTGGGGCAAGACCGATCCGGATCGGGTGGCGAAACCGTTGGCGTGGCCGGCCTGGCAGAAGGCGGCTTTGCGGTGTGAAGGCGGCGAACCGGCGCTGGCCAAGGCTTGTCGGCGCTACCTGACCGAAAGCGGCGAGGTGAAGCGCCGACACTGCCGGCCGATGGAACGCTGGCTGGCCGAAGATCGGTGGGAAAACTGGCTCGGCGCGACGCGCGCTGAACGTTGGGGGCTGCCTGAGCTGGCGACCTTTGCCGACGAAACCATCCGCAAAACCGTCGTGACCATGCAGGGCGAGGAGTTCGCCCGGTCCTACCTCGACCGATCGGCCTGGGACCAGGCCAGTCGGACGATCACGGCGTGGTCGACCTTCGCGGCGGCGAAGTTGCGTACGCTGAACAACAATCCGGTGTGGCCGAAGCTGGCGATCACCGTGCGCGATCCTGAATCAACACTATCGCCAGCAAACCTGGGGGACGGACGATGACGGGGGCGGCAGTGACGGCGATCAGGCGGCGACAGGCGGCGGCGAGCGGCTGGTTCGCGGTTCGCTGCAATCCGCAGCGGCAGTTCATCGCCGCGAACAAGCTCCAGCAGGCTGGGGTTTCGGTGTTCATGCCAATCGACGTGCGGTGGGGCAATCGTCGCGGAACGCTCGGCCGGTGCAAGGTGGTGAGGCCGCTGATCTGCGGTTATCTGTTCGTGCTGATCGACCTGGGCGACCAGCGCCAGGTGCTTGACGTGGACGAGGTGCACGGCTTCCTCGGCTATGCTTGCGACGATGGCGTCACGCGGCCACTGCCGATGCCGTTCCGGATGATCCTGGATCTCCAACTCGGCGATCTTGAGGGCGCGTTCGACGAGACGCGCTGCGCCAAACCCATCTACCGACCGAAGAAGGGTGACCGCGCGAAGGTGACATCCGGGACCTGGATCGGCTTCTTCGCCAAGGTTGTCGCCACGCCCAAGGGCGAGCGGGTGCATGTGATCATGGAAGGCCCGCACGGGCGCGGCGTCGTGCTGCCGGTCAGCCAGTTGAAGGCGGCGAGCTGAACGATCTTACATGGCGTCTTGCGGCGTTGGGCGAATCGTCCGCTTCTCTGCGGTCAATGCCGCTGATGCGGCGGGACGACCGGCTGCGAGCGAATGCGCTCTCGGAATACGTGCCCAGCGGGCAGGCCGATCCCCGAGATACCGGGCAAGACGCCGGGTCTCAAGTGCGAAGCTGTGGTTCACCGATGGCGAAACTCTCGACCTTCCGGTCCAGCCTCGGCACGTTCAATAGCCGCCGCGTCGCCACGCCACCCAAGGTCGCCGACGACATCTTCTCGACGGCTGAATATGCCGAGTGGCGCGAGGCGGTGATCGCCCGCGGCGGTCGCCGCTGTGAAGCGATCGACAACGGCAAACGCTGCTGGAAGCGCGAACCCGGCGCCCGCATGTTCGCCGACCACATCATCGAACGCCGCGATGGCGGCGCGCCCTTCGACCCCATGAATGGCCAGTGCCTCTGCGGCTCCCACCACACCGCCAAGACCGCCGTCGCCCGCGCCGCAAGGCGCTGATGGCCCTCCTCTAAGGATGGCCCATCGCTATCCCCCTAGGGGGTATAGCTCCAACCTCATCCCGCGCCGCCAACCGCGATGGATCGCACGCGCAGATTTTTTCGACATGACCGAAATTTCCGAGCCGAAAGACTTGTTCGGGCTGCCGCTGCGGGACCTTCCGAGCAAGCGGGGCCGACGTAAGCTGGTGTTCGCCGAGGAAGTCTATGAAAGGGTTAGGGATTTACGCGCGGGGAATATGAGCCAGGAGGAGATTGCGGTCGTCCTTCGGATCAGTGTCCCCACGCTGGTGAAATATTTTGGATCGGAGCTGACCGAGGGGCCGACCCTGCGCAAGGCCGAGGCGATCGAGTTGCTGGCCCACGCGGCGCGCAAGGGGAACGTCTCAGCGATCAAGGCCTACAAGGCGGAGATCGACAAACAGGGCGCCTCGGCGGCCCTGAAGGCGCGAGAGCAAAACGCACCGCGCGCGCCGGCGGCGATCAGGATGGGCAAGAAGGAAGCGCGCCAGGAAGAGGCCGAGAACGTGGTCGCCGCCGGCGGCAAGTTCGCGCCGCCTGAAGCGCCCAAGCTGTTCAACTAACCTCCGGCCCGTCGCTTCGCTGCTTGAGGCCGCTGATGCAAACCCACTCGACCGCCTGCCTCGACTGGCGCGAGCGGATCGTCGCCCGGCAGTCGCTGATCCCGCCGCCGATCTTTCCGGACGAGGCCGCCGCCGCGCTCAACGTCTTCAAGTCGCTGAAGATCGTCGATGCGCCGGGCAAGCCCTCCTTCGGCGACGCCTGCGAGGACTTCGTCTTCGAGTTCGTCGCCGCCATTTTCGGCGCCTACGACGCCACGGCGGCGCGGCGCCTGATCCGCGAGTTCTTCCTGCTGATCAGCAAGAAGAATTCCAAATCGACCATCGCCGCCGGCATCATGCTGACGGCCCTGATCCGCAACTGGCGCCACTCGGCCGAGCTGCTGATCCTGGCGCCGACGAAAGAGGTCGCGAACAACAGCTTCGGCCCGGCAAAGGATATGATCGCCGAGGACCCGGAGTTGCGGAACCTTCTACGGGTCCAGGACCACACCCGGACGATCACCCACCGCATCACCGAGGCGACCCTCCAGGTTGTCGCCGCCGATTCCGAGACCGTCTCAGGCAAGAAGGCCTCATTCGTCCTGATCGATGAGTTGTGGCTGTTCGGAAGGCGCGCGAACGCCCGCAACATGCTCCGCGAAGCGACCGGCGGCTTGGCCAGCCGCCCCGAAGGCTTCGTGATCGCCCTCTCAACCCAGAGCGACGACCCGCCGGCGGGCGTCTTCCTCGACTGGCTACGCCGGTTCCGCGACATCCGCGACGGCAAGCTGATCGCCCCACGCTCCCTCGGCGTCCTCTACGAATTCCCGGAGGACATGATCAAATCGGGCGCCTACAAGAAGCCCGAGAACTTCTACGTCACCAACCCCAACCTCGGCCTGTCGGTCGACAAGGAATTCCTGCTCGACGAATACGCCAAGGCCCAGCGCGAAGGCTCCAAGTCCCTGGTGGGCTTCTTCGCCAAGCATCTGAACGTGGAGCCGGGCATGGGCGCCCGGTCGGACAACTGGGTCGGCGCCGATTTCTGGAAGCGCACCAAGGTGCGGCTCACCCTGGCCGACATCCTCGATCGCTGCGAAGTGGTCGTGGTCGGCCTGGACGGCGGCGGCCGCGACGACCTCTACGGCATGACCGTCCTCGGCCGCGAGTCGATCGAGGTCGAGATCGCTGCCGATGCCCCCGCTGGCGCGGCGCCGGACGTTTCAAGCGGCGAAGCGATAGGCCTTGGGACAAAGAAACGCGTCAAGCGCTGGCTATCCTGGTCGCACGCCTGGGCGCACCGGATCGTGCTGTCGCGGCGCCAGACCATCGCCAGCCTTCTTGAGGATTTTGAACGGGCCGGCGAGCTGACCTTCCAGGGCGCGCCTGAAGTTGGCGGCGAACTGTCCACCGATCTCGACGAACTCGACGGTGTCATCGAAAACATCGACCTGGCCGAGATTATCGACCTGATTGTCCAGATCCGCGACGCCGGCATCCTCTGTTGCGTCGCGGTTGACCCCGCCGGGCTCGGCGAGCTGATCGACGCCCTGGCCGAGGTCGGCATCGTCGAGGAAAACAAGGAAACCGGTCGCGACTACGTCATTGGCGCCGCCCAGGGCTACGCCATGATGAACGCGCTGAAAACCGCCGAGCGGAAGCTGACCAACGGCACGCTCCGCCACGCCGACCAGGCGCTGATGGACTGGTGCATCGGCAATTTGAAAATCGAGCCGACCGCCACGGCGATCCGCGCGACCAAGCAGAACGCCGGCGACGCCAAGATCGACCCCGCGATGGCCCTGTTCAACGCCGTGACCATCATGGCCACCAACCCCGAAGCGGTCCGTTCCGCCTACGAGGAGCACGGCCTTCTTTTTGTCTAAGAGGTCGCGCGCGATGGGTTACTGGTCGAGCGTCATCAGCGCGATCCGCGGCAAGAGCGCCATGTCGATCGACGACTGGTGGGCGGAATATGGTCCCCGGTCGTCCAGCTCGGGCGGCATGTCGGTCACCCAGCTGAGCTCGCTGCAGGTCTCGACGGTCCAGGCCTGCGTTTCCATCCGCGCGGAGGACGTCGCCAAGCTTCCGGTCCACGTCTACGCGTCGTTGCCGAACGGCGGCCGCCGGATTGTCGCCGACCATCCGATTGAGCGCCTGCTCCAGCAGCCGAACGACTACCAGAGCCGCTTCGAATTCGTCGAGCAGATGCAGGTCTCCATCCTGCTGCGCGGGAATGCTTATGCGGTGATCCTGCGCGACGGTCGCGGCCGGCCGACGGCGCTGGTGCCGATCAATCCCGACCGGGTGTGGATCTACGAAGCGCCCGGCGGCCAGGTCTTCTACCAGGTCGCGCGGCGCGGGCTGCATGAGACCGCCGTGCTGGCGTCCATGCCGATGATGATCCCGTCGGAGGACATCTTTCACCTGCGCTGGATGGCGCTCGACACCTCGCTCTACGGCGCCTCGCGCATCGGTCTCGCCCGCGAAGCGATCGGCCTGGCGCTGTCGCAACAGGAGCTGTCGGGTCGCCTCTCCGCCAACAGCACAAACCTCGGCGGGGTGCTGACGACCGACCAGAAGCTGACCAAGGACGCCGCTGAGCGCCTGTCCCAGGACTGGAAGACCCGCAAGCAGGGTCTGCGCAACGCCGGCGACACGGCGGTGCTGGAACAGGGCCTGAAGTGGGTCCCGATCGGCATGACGGCCGCCGAGGCCGAGCTGATCGCCGCCCGCGGCTTCCAGGTCCAGGAAATCGCCCGCCTCTACCGCATGCCGATGCACAAGCTGGGCATCGTCGAGCGCGGCGCGGGTTCGTCGATCCCCGAGATGAACCAGGAATACGCCAACGACGTCGTTTCCAGTGACCTCGGCCGCTGGGAAGCCAAGCTGTCGCAGACCTTCGACCTGGCGGCGGACGGCGTGTTCGTCGAGTTCGACGTCGCCGGCCTGATCCGCGCGTCGCTGATGACCCGCTACCAGGCCTACCGCGCCGGCATCACCGGCATGTTCCTCAAGCCGAACGAGGCGCGCCGCGCCGAGGGCCTGCCGGACGATCCGGACGGCGACAAGCTCTACCAGCCGACCAACATGGCGCCGCTCGGGTTCGAGCCCGCCGGCGCCGAGACGGGCCCGGGCAGCGATATCACCGGCCAACCCGCGCCGGGCGGTCTGGGTGATCCCGGCGCTGGCCCGCTCGATCCCGACACCGCACCCGACGACTGAGTCCCGCCCAATGCGAGGAAATTCCCAATGAGGCGAGCATTTCCAGGCTTCGGTCCGGATGTCGAGGCGCGCTACGAGCGTGCCGGCAAATGGCTGTTGGCCACGGTCTACGGCCGTAAGGCCTCGCGCGACTGGTGCGACAAGAAGGGCGTGGCGATCGTCAAGGCCGCGTCCGAAGGCATTGGCTCCGGCGGCGGCTTCCTGGTCCCCGAGGCGCTCGAAAACGCCATCCTCGACTTGCGCGACAGCTACGGCGCCTTCCGGCGGCGCGCCTGTAAGTGGCCGATGGGCTCGGACTCGTCGTCTTTCCCGCGCCGCATCGGCGCGGCCCAGGCCTTCTTCTTCGCCGAAAACAGCCCCGCGGCGAACACCAACACCAATATGGACGAGGTCAAGCTCACCGCGAAGAAGCTTGGCGCCCTGGTGCGCCTTTCGAACGAGCTGGCCGAGGACTCGATCGTCGACATGGTCGACTACGTCGCCAACGAACTGGCTTGGGCGTTGGCCGTGAAAGAGGATCAATGCGCCTTCAGCGGCGACGGCACCTCGGCGTATGGCGGCATGAAGGGCATCGGAACGATCGCCAACGACGGCGCTCACGGCCAAGCCCGGCAGGCGGCGAGCGCGGACGCGTTCGGCTCCCTGCAGGCCGGCGACATGGCCAGGCTCGTGGAAGGCGTCCGCGCCTCGGCCATCCCCCGCGCGGCCTGGTTCATGAGTGTCACGGCCTTCGCCCAGACCGTGATCCGTCTCGCGAATGCCGGCGGCTACCTTTACACCGGTCCGCTCGACAACATCGCCACCCCCTATTTCAACGGCTTCCCGGTCGTGTTGACCCAGGCGCTCCCGCTCTCCGCCACGGTGACTTCCGGGCTGCCGATGATGGCTTTCGGCGACATGTACGCCGCCGCCGTCCTCGGCCAGCGCCGCGGCCTGACCATCGCCCGCAGCGAGGACCGCTATATGATCGAGGACCAGCTCGCGATCCTCGCCACCGAGCGTTTCGACGCCGTCATCCACGACATGGGCGACAACACCAACAACGGCAGCCTCGCCGTCCTGGTCGCGCCCTAACCGCGCTTAGGCGCCGCGCACGCCGCGCACGCCGTGCGCGCGGTAGCGCAACGTAAAACGCGCTCAAGCAGCGCGCCTCTGGCGCGCGGTAGCGCAACGTAAGGATAAGGGTCGCCATGCCCATGAAGCTCCTCTCCACGGACGACTTCCGCGCCGCGGCCAAGGATGGCCAACGTCCGGATGGGACCGTGTTCCGGTTCTCCACGACTGAACCCCAGCAGCAGGGCGCTGAAGACGCCCGCACCATGCGCTTCGTCTTCAGCGACGCCACTGTCGACCACTCCGACGACAGCATCGATCCCAAGGGCTGGGACACCAGCCTCTTCAAGCGCAACCCGGTCGCGCTGTTCAGCCACATGAGCTGGGAGCCGCCGATCGGCCGGAGCCCCTACGTGGCCGTGGAAGGCGACAAGCTGGTCGGCGACATCGAATTCGCCAGCGCCGACATCTACCCCTTCGCCGACACCATCTACCGGCTGCTGAAGGGCAAGTTCATGAACGCCGTCTCCGTCGGCTTCCTGCCGAAGGAATGGGCCTTCAGCGCCGACAAGAACCGCCCCTACGGCATCGACTTCAAGAAACAGACCCTGCTGGAAATCTCGGTCTGCCCGGTGCCCTGCAACCCCAACGCCCTTGGCGAGGCGCGCAGCCTGGGCGTCGACACCTGGCCGCTGGTGGAATGGGCGGAAAAGGTGCTGGACAACGGCGATACCGTGTTCCTGCCCCGCAAGGATCTGGAAGCCCTTCGCACCCAGGCCAAGGGAACGGCGCCGACGCGCTATTATCTGCAGGCCAAGGGGACTATCAGCGCGGAAGCGGCCGAACGGGCCCGCGATGGACTGAAGCGCTGGCTTCAGGACCCAACCGAGGCCCTGGTCATCGACGACCGCTTCGTGCTCCGCGCCGCGGGCGACGACGCTGCGGACTGGAAGTGCGCCGCGGCCACGGATCTGCCGCTGGATGAGTCCGGCGACAGCTGGGATGGTCCTGCCGCCGCCGCGTCGATCTTTGAGCATGCCGGGGGCGCTGATTTCGACCCGGCCATCGCCCGCAAGGGTTTCCTGGCCTACGACGCATCCGCGCCGAAGCTGCGCGGGTCCTACAAGCTGCCCTTCGCCCATCTGCACGGCGACGTGCTAAAGGCTGACGCTGGCGGCCTGCGCGCCGCCGCCTCGCGGCTGCCGGATACGGACATTCCCGACGGCGTCAAGACCAGCGTGCGCACCGTTCTCGACCACTATGAGGCGCGGATGAGCCCCGCCGCCAAAGCCGCGCTCCGCGCCAAGGCCGGCCGTCGCATTTCGGCGGCGACGAAGGAAACGCTGGTGAAGGCCCTGGACCTGCACCAGCAGGCGATGGACAGCCACGCCGCCGCGGCAGAGTGCATCAAGTCCATCCTCGCCGACGACGAGGAAATGCCCCCCGACGAACCGGCGCCGTCCGACAGCCTCCCCGCCGAGCCGGAAGCCACGGTCATTCCCGACGACAT